ATACCCAATCGCATGTTAGATCAGGCTTACTTTAATCTAGTATTAGAAAGCGATTTTGATTTTGCCACCCACTATACCACAGAAAAAGTTATTAGACCATTAATGTTAGGCATGCCATTTGTGCTGGCATCAACACCTGGACACTTGTCACGACTCAGAGACATGGGGTTTAAAACTTACAGCAGCCTGTGGGACGAAAGTTATGATTTAGAGATTCTCAACACGCAACGACTGCGACAAGTATTTGATCTGGTCCAAAGCCTAGGGCAATTTGATTGGCACAAGCATCGGGAAGAATTAGAGCAAATTGGACTGCATAATCGTGCTCGTTTTATGAACTTAGGCCCATTGTTTGATCAAGAATTCAAAATATTTGAAACTGCAATACAGCAGTTAGAACGCACACATCCACAGTTCAATCAAGACGCCGCACAAGTGTGATTGATTTTCGTTTGGTTTTCTTGCGAGCAATGTCCATCAAACTGCAAGCCGGCCCGTGTAAAATTTCAAGATCTTTGTTGCTAAATGTGCGTAATGTAGGGCGAAACTTGTCCCATTCGCCGCGTAAAAAGATGTTTATGGGTATGCTTCTATTGCTTTCCCACCACCAAGTGGCTGCTAATTCCAAGTATTCTAACTTGGCATCTTGTGTTAGCACAGCACCAAAATCATAGATGGTTGTAACAGCATCGTCTTTGTTTTGTACTACACCCACATATTCTTCATTGGCGTAAACGCACAGCGTTATAAAGGGATATTTCACCGCCAGTTTTTGAAAGATATCATTACCCATAAATATTGTTCGAGGATCCTATGTATTCAACCACCGTTTACTTATACCAGCAAATTACCAAAGTCTTGTTAGTTGACACCAGTGGTGGATATTTCACAGCGAGGTACGACCCAGTGTATGCAAAACAATTAACCGTTAACAAAGGCGTAGACAATGTTCTACTGTTTGAATTTATCAATCAAGAGGAAAAACCAGTAAACATTACAGGCAGTAGTTTTGTGTTTAGATTAATGAATCAAACTGGCGACCAACTGTTGGTCGAAAAGCCAATGGTCACACTCAGCGCCACACTGGGCAGAGTAAAAGTAGTACTGGACAATGCGGACACCATCAACATCACAGCACAACCGGGCAGCTACAGCATACAGCGCACAGCCGGAGACTATGTACAGGCCGCTTATGTGGATGCTAATTCAGGTGCTAGAGCAGACTGCAACATTGTGAATAGTGTGTTACCTGCATTTGTGCCTAGTGAAATGTTGACCATACCCACAATCTACGGCAAAGCACAGCAATTGGTACCGGGCCCTACAAACTGGCCAGACTGGGCATTGTACCCACAGCCAGTGAATACCACACAGCTTACAGAATTCTTTTCAAGTCACATGCCCACAAACGGCCAAAGTCTAACCACGGTAAAAATGGACTTGGACCACTTTACTGGAACAATCAAATTCCAAGCAGCAGACACCTACGAATCAGTTTGGTACGATGTTACCAGCAGTTATCAATATTACAACGAAACTTCTAGCCAGTATTTTAATGTAGTAGGATTTTATCCATTGATCCGTGCTGCCTTCAACAACAGCCAAGGATCACAAGCACAGGCCACAGCAGTGGTAACCAACGGAGTGGTCACTGCTATTAATGTAACCAACGGTGGACAGGGATATGTGGCACCGCCTAAAGTACAAATACTAGGTGACGGTGCCGGTGCCGAAGCCATTGTGACGTCGGTAGGCAATGGACAAATTGGTGCAATCACTGTCACAAATGGCGGATCTGGATACTTGCCATTACAATACCAAGGCACCGTTTGTGCTCAAGTATTGATCACAACTGGTTACATTACTAACCTCCAATATCGTTGATTTAGTTCGGCTGATCTGCTATACTGTATAGATGCTTGACATCCTTGCGTATCTACCTGCAAAAAGAAAACCCACACCATCAGGTTGGTTGAGTTTCAATTCGGTTTGTTGTCAGCACAATGGCAGCACTAGAGACACAAGAGGTCGTGCTGGACTCAAAGCTACCGAAGCAGGGTGGAGCTATCACTGTTTCAATTGTGCCTACACAGCCAGTTTTATCATGGGCCGTACACTCAGCGTCAAAGCTCGAAGACTGCTGACATGGATGGATGTGCCAGATAATGAAATTGAAATGTTCAATTTGGAAAGTCTGCGACATCGTAGCATACATGGTATATTAGAAGATAGACAACAGGCGTGGAATCACTTGTCTGGCATTGCATTTGAAGAACGTGATTTGCCACCTTTTGCCGAATTGCTAACACCTGACCACCTAATGCATTGGGACTATGTGCAGGGCAGACGTGTGCCCAAAGACTTCCCTATGATGGTGCAGACGCAAAATGACGGCGTTCATTGGACACGCCCGCATGTGGTCGTCCCATTCACATACGAAAACAAAATTGTAGGATACACCTGCAGATTTTTAGACAACCGTCAACCCAAGTTTATTTCAGACAGTCAGCCAGGCTATGTGTTTGGCACAGACTTACAGCATAAAGACTGGACCAATGTAGTAGTGACAGAAGGCATATTTGATGCGCTGTCAATTGGTGGGGTGGCTGTGATGCACAACACAGTGAGTGATGCACAAGCTCGACTGATACGCAACTTGGGTAGAGAGATAACTGTGGTGCCAGACCAAGATCAAGCAGGCATAGAACTGATTGATCGTGCTGTGGAACTGGGATGGGCGGTAAGTATACCCGAGTGGCCAGAAGGCTGTAAAGATGTCAATGATGCTGTGATTGTGCTAGGGCGTGTTGGCACCTTGCTAACTATAATGGCAGCTAGAGAAACCAGTAAGATCAAAATAGAACTAAGGAAGAAACAACTTGTTAAAAGAATACGGACTTGATGTCCAACGCTTATTTCTAGAAATGATGTTAGAGGACGCACAAAGTTATGTGCGTGTTCAAAACATCTACAACCCGCAAAACTTTGACAAGAGTTTGAGGCCTGCGGCCGAGTTCATTAAAGAACATTCAGAAAAGCACAAGACCTTGCCAGACCGCACTCAAATCTCAGCTACCACAGGCGTTAAATTGGCGGCTGTGCCAGACTTGAATGAAGGACACTTTGACTGGTTCATGGGCGAGTTTGAAGCATTTACTCGACGCCAAGAATTAGAACGTGCTATTTTAAAAGCCGCAGACTTGTTGGAAAAAGGTGAATATGATCCTGTTGAAAAGCTGATCAAGGATGCAGTGCAGATATCACTTACCAAAGACATGGGCACTGACTACTTTGCTGATCCCAAAGCTCGTATTGAGAAGTATTTCAACTCAGGTGGGCAAGTAAGCACAGGCTGGCCACAACTGGATCGACTGTTGTATGGCGGATTCTCAAGAGGTGAGCTCAACATCTTTGCAGGTGGGTCAGGATCAGGCAAGAGCTTGGTCATGATGAACATTGCATTGAACTGGTTGCAACAAGGCCTGAGCGGTGTATACATTACACTAGAACTGTCGGAAGAACTTACGTCATTGCGTACAGATGCCATGCTAACCAACATGAGCACCAAAGACATTCGCAAGGACATAGACACCACAGAGCTCAAGGTCAAGCTGGTGGCCAAGAAGTCAGGCAACTATCAAGTGAAAGGTTTGCCAGCACAATCAAACATCAATGACATTCGTGCGTATTTGAAAGAGTATCAAATTCAAACAGGCAAGAAGGTAGACTTTGTGATGATTGACTACTTGGACTTGTTGATGCCGGTAAGCGCCAAAGTATCGCCCAATGACTTGTTTGTGAAGGACAAGTATGTTTCAGAAGAACTGCGTAACTTGGCCAAAGAGCTGGGCATCTTGATGGTTACAGCGTCACAGTTGAATCGATCAGCTGTGGAAGAAATTGAATTTGACCACAGCCACATTTCGGGTGGTATCTCTAAAATTAACACAGCAGATAATGTGTTTGGTATCTTTACAAGTCGTGCTATGAAAGAGCGTGGCAAGTATCAGATCCAGTGTATGAAGTCTCGAAGCTCGACCGGCGTTGGTCAAAAAATTGATTTGGAGTATAACATTGAAACCATGCGCATTACTGATGAAGGCGGGGATGACAACGAAAACGGGTTTAGCAAAAAGCCCAGCACAAGTATCATGGATAGTATCAAAGCAAAAAGTCAAGTTAGTGCAGCCGCAGCAGATGATGCTAAATCTGTACCTTGGGAGCGACCACAAGCCAAAGAAGGGTTTGAGCTAGAAGCACCCAAGGTCACAGCCGATGTGCAAAGCGCCAAGCTCAAACAATTGTTGGGTAAGATCAAAACGTCATGATTAACAAAGACGTTTACTGTTCAATGATCCATGGGGGATTACACTTAAATTTTAAATCACATAGTCCCTATGCCCAACACTGTTGTTTGAGAAAAACAGAATTTCCAATTGATAGCAAACGCAATCTTTGGGATCACGATGATTTTTTACTTTTACGGGAAAAAAATAAAACCAATCAATGGGATTCAGGATGCAGCAATTGCCAGAGGTTAGAGCAAAGCGGTCATGAGAGTCTAAGAACTGGAATGAATAACGGACTTAAAATCACAGGTAAAACTGAGCTTTCGGGGCCAGCGCGAATTGACTTAATGTTTGACATTAGTTGTAATTTAGCTTGCCGAACCTGTGGACCACATTACAGTACTTTTTGGCAAAAACATCTTAAAGAGCACGGTCTCCAGCAAGAGCCAATTTTCAGTCCACGACACAGTACTCAAGTTATTCAAAGTTTACAGCAGTTAGATTTGTCAAATTTGCAACAAGTAGTATTCTGCGGTGGTGAAACCATGTTAGGACAATCCTACTGGGATGTTGCTGAATGGTTAGCTGACAATGTTCCTGATGCCAAAAAACAACTCACGGTGTGTTTTCAAACCAATGGCACACAACCAATTGTTCCAAAGAATATCAGTATCATTGAAAAATTACATCTTGTTAAATTACATATTAGTCTTGACGGTATTGAAGAAAAGTTTGAATATCTACGATGGCCGGCTACGTGGCAACAAGTTATCGACAACATACTGCAAATCAAACAAACTGCTCCAAGCAATGTAATGTTCCTAGTAGAAGAAACAGTTAGCATATTCAATTTATGGTATACCGACGAGTTAACACAATGGGTGCAACAAAACTTTATCACTAACAGAGAAGGTGATGTAGTCAATCATACCAAGCATTTGGCATTTGGAGATTTTTCAGTGTCACAATGTTCAACTGAATATGTAGCAGCCATGAAAGACAAAAACGATCAACACCTCATACCGTCAAATTGGAATGAAAATCCCGCACAAATTCGCAGTATGATTCAATTGATTAAACAGTACGATCAGTTGAGAAATCAATCATTTGAAAAAATATTTCCCCACTTAGGGCACTTTTATGCTAGATTTTTATAAAAAAATTATAGGTAGGTAGTGGGAAATATGTTTTTTATTCCTGACTTCTATGTACAAATTAAAATAAA